CAGCGCCGGAGTGCTGGAATCGGCAGACAGCCGCGCCTTAAAAGCGTTGGGCCCGCAAGGGCATGAGGGTTCGAGCCCCTCCTCCGGCACCAGCGGCCCGGGTCATCTGCCTGCACCTTCGCGCAGCGCGACGACTTCGGGGCCACCGTGGGGCCACACGCCAGCGGCCCGCCGCGCCGCAAGCGCCCGGGCGCGGACGTCCTCCAGCCGCTCGGCGAGCTGCTCCAGCTCGTCCGGGAACAGGTGGCCGTAGGTGTCCAGGGTGATGCTGGCGGTCGCGTGGCCGAGCTGCTTCTGCACCGCCTTGACGCTGGCGCCCTCGCGGATGAGCAGCGATGCGGCCGTGTGGCGCAGGTCGTAGAACCGCAGGGTGGCCGGGAGCCCCGCCGCCCGGGCGGCCGGCTTGAAGTAGCCGGGAACGAACTTGGACTCGCGCAGCGGCCCGCCGAGCGGCGCGGTGAACACGAGGTCATCGGGACCGTGCGGCCGGCCGGCGAGGTAGGCGCCCAGCTCCTCGGCGAGCGACCGCGGAAGCCGCACGGTGCGGGCCTCGTGGGTCTTGACGCCGCCCCACTCAAGGCGCCCGGCGACTTCTGGCGCCGCCTCGGCGACCCGCGCCGTGCCGCGCAGCAGGTCCAGGCGCCCGACCCGCAGCGCCACCAATTCGCACGGCCGGAGGCCGGTGTAGGCGGCGAACCGCACGAGCGTTCCGAACCGTGGGTCGATGGCGTCGGCGAGCTGCTCGACCTGGACGGCGTCCAGGAAGCCCATCTCGCGTCGCTGCACCTTGGGGAGCTTCACCCCGGCGGCGACGTTGCGGGCGAGCTTGCCGCCGTCGACCGCGGCGTCGAGGACCTGGGCGAGCACCTGGTGGGCTTTACGGGCCCGCTTGGCCGACAGGCCGCCGCCGACCAGGCCGGCCAGCCACTCGCGCACCGCGAGCGCGTCCAGGTCCGCGAGGCGCGCCCCGGCGAACGCCGGGAGGACCTGGTTGTCGAGCAGGACCCGGTAGTCGCGGCGGGTCGTCGGGCGCAGCGCCGCCGTGGTGGCGAACCACCGCTCGGCCCACTCGCCGAACCGCGCCCGGCCGGCGGCCGGGTCGACCCACGCGCCCCGCAGCTTGGCCGCCTCGTTCTCGGTCAGCCACCGCTCGGCGTCGACCTTGCGGGCGAACACCTTGGACCGCTGGGCGCCGCCCGGGTCGCGGTAGCGGACGCGGTAGCTCGTCTTGCCGTTGCGCTGGCGCTTCTCGATGGACGCCACGGTTAGCCTTCCTTCCGTTCCAGGGCCGGCGCCAGCTCGGCGAGCATGGCGCGGGTGACGTGGCCGCGGAGTGCCTGGAGCGAGCGCGGCGGGGCATCGGCTGGTGCCTGGCCGGCGACTCTGGCGTCCCGTTCGGCCGTGAACGAGTGGCCGTAGCGCCCATGCGCGGCCACCGAGAGCCTGAGCGCGGGCACGCCGAGCTTGCGGGCCGCCTTCCGCTCGGCGTCGCCGCGGGCCGCATTCTGCGCGTCCCGGTAGCCGCGCGGCGTCATGTCGCGCCAGAGCGGCAGCAGTTCCTTCACCTGGTTCCAGAAGCGCCGCGTGCTTTCCTTGAGCTGTCGGGCGGTTGGCGTGTCGTAGTCGCCGAACGGGTGGCGGCTGTCGTGGTCGAGCTGGCCGGCCAGTTCACCGCGGAGCACGTCGACGTCGGCAGTCGTCTCGGCGCTCAGCCCGACCCTGCCGGAGCTCGGCAGCAGCTCGGCGAGCTTGGGCCAAGGCCCCGTGATGCCACCGGCGAAGCCGACGACTGTCGGCAGCAGGAACCACTCGCCGAGCGAGAGCGCCCGGTTGCCGCGCTCGATGGCCGCGACGGTGGCCTGCGTCCAGCCGAGTCCCACCTGCCGGGCGGCCGTGGCGACCTGGTCCTGCCGGAGCCCGGATTCGAGCCGCAGTTCCCTGAGGCGCTGGCCGATGGCCTGGTCGACGGTCAAGAAGTTACTCATCGTTGCTCGACCTTACCTGCCCAATGCTGCCCGGGTCAAGCATTCTGTAGCCCGTCCTTGACCAGCGCTGCCCGCTGGTGCCACCATCTGGCACCGATGGCGCGATGCTTGAGGAGGTAGCAGGTGGCGAGCGAGTCCCTGATGACCGTCGAGCAGGTGGCCGACTACCTGAACGTCCCCGTGAAGACGGTCTACCGCTGGCGGCTCACGGGGACCGGGCCCCGCGGCGCCCGCGTGGGCCGCTATGTCAGGTTCCGCCGGACCGACGTCGAGGCGTGGGTCGAGCGGCGGGTCGAGGAAGGGCGCGCGGCTGGTGCCAGGTGACAAGCAAGGCGGCCCCTCCACAGCCGCGAAGAGGCCGCCACTGGTACCGCCGGGCACCAGAGGCATAGTACCCGACGGCGGCGACGGGTGAACTACCCGGCCATGCGCTACGTCGCCGAGGTCTGCGACATCAAGGAAGCCGGACGGGCGCTGCTCTGGGCCATGAGCTACCGCGCCAACCCGCGGAGCGGCGTCTGCTCGGCCGGACAGCGGCGACTGGCCCGCGAGGCGGGCATCTCTCGCGCCAGCGTGCAACGGTGGCTGCCCCGCCTGCTCGCCGATGGCGAGCTGGAGGAGGTCTTCGAGGGCTCGGGAACGCATCCGGCCTGCTACCGCATCGTCGGCCGTGGCCGCGTCTCTAGTGGACCCACCACGAGTCCACAAGGAAGCACGGGCGACGGGCCAGTGGACTCATCGGTGAGCACCAGTGGACTCATCGAAGGGGCACTAGTGGACTCATCCGGGCCCGCTAGTGGACTCGTGGTGCGGCACAAAGGTTCTGAAGGTTTCAACCTCAAGGGAGAACAAGAAGGTGCCGCAGAAAGCGCGCTCGACGAGCGCGCGCTTTCTGCGGGTCGCGCTCACGCGCGACCGCCGTCTCCCAACCCCATCGACATCGACGGCGCGCGGTACTTCCCCGTCACCTACCAGACCCGCGCCGAGCTACTCAAGCACTACGTCGCCGAGGCGCTGCATGGCGGCCACCCGCTCACCCCGAACTGCATGGCCGCCGACGACGGGCTCTGCTACATGCGCGACGAGTACCACCCATGGCCGAGCTGGATACCGGACGAGCAGAACGGCCAGGAACAGGCCGGCAAGGTCGAGCGGTGACCGGGCGGACCTACCTTGACCCCGGCGCCCGGCGAGACGGGCGCATCGACCGCTGCCGATCCGAGGAGAACATCGTGGGACCAATGGGGTGGCCGCGCCTACTCCCAGCGTCCCGGATACCTCCGCACCTGGGTTGCTGAGGCGATGAGGATCACGTCCTGGGCTCCTTCGAGCATCACGACGAGGTCATTGAGGCGGGCGGCAATGACTTGGGGGCCGTCCGGCTGTTCGCAGTCGAGCCGGACGTGGCGGCCGATCGTGTTCTTCATCCGCCGTCGCGTGAATTCCAAGTCGTGGGTGATGAGAACCGCTTGCCTGTCGTCGGCATACACCGCCACAGCATCGTCGTCAGCGGAAGCGGTGAGGCCGGCAGTAGACGGCCAGCACTCATGGCCGGCTCGTCGAAGCACTCTGCCGACGCGGGCATCGACGTCGTTATCCAGGACAAAGCGCACTACGCGACGGCTGCATGTCGCCGGGCGGCCTCGATGTCTGCCTCTGTCAACTGCGGGAAGGCTTCAAGGATCTCCTCGACCGGTAGCCCGCGCCGTAGGTAGGGCATGACGGCGGCAACCGGCACTCGCGTCCCAGCGAAGACGGGCTTGTGACCGAGCACCTTGCGGTGCTGCTCAATGCGGCCCGCGTCTCTCCGGCGTCGCGCTGCCCGGGCGGCCCGGCGGATCCCGGCTCGGTAGTCGTCAAGGGGAAGTGAGATCGTCGCGTCAATGACGAGCTGGTCGGGCTGCCGGTCCCCGGCCCAAGTGCTATCAGGGCGCTGGAAGAACAGTTCCCGACCTGATACGGCGAACCGAAGCTCCCGGAGCGGCGCCTTGTGGCCTTCTCGACGAAGGTAACGGACGACCATGCGGATGCGACGAAGCGGCATTCGCAGACGCACTAGGGCCGCGATGACACGCAGTTCGACCAGCTCAGGGAAGGTATACAGCCGGACAGTGTTCCGCTCGCTGAGCTGCCGCTTGATGCCAGGGCTGAGGAGGTCCGTGTCATCCCAGTAGCGAAGCTGTCGCTGGCTCACGCCCGCGAACCGGGCCGCTGCCGCTGCCGGCATCGCGATCAGGTCGTCAGGCACCTCGTTCGGATTGGCCGCCACCCGCCGCACCCCCATGGTCGCCTGGCTCATCCTAACCCGCCGGGCGAACAGTTGTACCCGAAGGTCAGAGTTTGCCCTGGAGGGGAAGGGTGACAACGGGCACGGGCCTAACTAGGACGCTGCGCGATGCACCGCCCCGCGTAGTACCCTGTGAGTAGCATCTGCCGCTCGACGGAGGTACCGCCGCCGTGCCGACCCTAATCGATGAGTTGCGCCAGCGGCGGGCGACCGCCCGCGAGGCCAGCGACGCCATCCTGAACCGCGCCGCCACCGAAGAGCGCGACCTGACCGCCGACGAGCTGCGCGAGTACCAGGTCCGCGTGGTCGAGCAGCGCGAGGCCGACGACGCCATCGAGGCCGAGCGTGACCGCGAGGTGGCCGAGCTGCGCGCCGCGGCGACCCGCCGGCCAACGGGCCCGGCTGTCCCCCACGAGCCGGTGCTGACGCGCGAGCAGAGCGTCGAGGCGTGGTGCCAGCAGCGCGGGCTGTTCGAGCCGCCGGCCGAGGGCGGGCGGCTGTCGTTCGACCGCTACCTGCGCGGGCTCGTTACCGGCCGGTGGGACGGCGCCGACCACGAGCGGGCGCTGAGCGAGGGCACGCTGACGGCCGGCGGCCACTTGGTGCCGACGCCGCTGTCGGCGCGCGTCATCGACCTGGCCCGCAACGCCACCCGCGTGTTCCAGGCGGGCGCCGTCACGGTGCCGATGACCGCGCAGACGCTCAGGCTCGCGCGACTGACCGGTGAGGGCACCCCGGCGTGGAAGGCCGAGAACGCCGCAATCACCGACGCCGACATGACCTTCGACTCAGTGACCTTCACCGCCCGCACGCTGGTGCGGCTGGTGAAGCTGTCGGTCGAGCTGTTCGACGACAGCGACCCGAGCGCCGAGGACGTCATCGCGCGCAGCTTCGCCGCGCAGGTCGCGCTGGAACTCGACCGGGTGGCGCTGCGCGGGACGGGCACCGCGCCTGAGCCGCGCGGCGTGCTCAACACCTCGGGCATCACCACGACCACGCATGGCGCCAACGGGTCGACCATCACGACCACCAGCGCCTACGACTGGCACCTTGACGCCGCAGGCGTGGTCCGCGGCAACAACTTCATGCCCAACGCCCACATTCAGGCGCCGCGCACGTCGGTGTCGCTGTCCAAGCTGCGCGAGGCCACCACCAGCGCCTACCTGGCGCCGCCGCCCGCCCTGCTGCCGATGCTGACCACCAAGCAGGTGCCTATCAACCTGACGGTGGGCACCTCGACGGACTGCTCGGAAATCTACACGGCCGACTGGTCGAACCTGATGGTGGGTATCAGGACCGATTTCCAGCTCCTCTTCCTGCGCGAGCGGTTCCTGGCCGACAACCTGCAATACGCCTTTCTGGCATTTCTCAGGGCGGATATCCAGCTCGCGCAGCCGTCGGCGTTCGTGGTCGACACCGGCGTTCGAGGCTGAGCCATGGCCCGCTGGCGGCCGTTCGGCCGCCGGGTCGAGCACCGCGAGGCGCTGACGCTCGACCAGCTCCTCGCCGACCAGGGCACGCCCACGGCGGCCGGCGAGCCGGTCACGGTCGAGACGGCGCTACGGCTGTCGACCGTGTGGGGCTGCGTGCGGCTGCTGGCCGACTCGGTGAGTACCCTGCCGCTGCACGTCTACCGCGGCGACGACCGCGACCCCATCGTCACGCCGCCGCTGCTGCAACGTCCCAGCGCCGACTTCCCTGAGCTGAGCGACTGGCTGTGGGCCGTCATGGCGTCGGTGCTGCTGCGCGGCAACGCCTGGGGCGTCATCACCGCCCGGGCTGGCGCTGGGCTGCTACCCGCCCAGGTCGACCTGGTGCATCCCGACCGGGTGGCCGTGGTGCTTGAGGACGGCCAGTGGGCCGTTCGAGTGGGCGGCGAGCGTAAGGACTGGTCAGAGCTGTTCCACGTCAAGGGCTACCCGTTCCCGGGCTCACCGCTGGGGCTGTCGCCCATCGCCTACGGCCGCGAGGCCATCGGGCTCGGGCTCGGCGCCGAGCGGTACGGCGGCAAGTTCTTCGGCGACGGCGCCACCCCGCAGGGCGTGCTCACCAGCGACCAGCGCATCAACGCCGAGCAGGCCGAGACCCTGCAAGAGCGCTGGGAGACGCGCCACAAGGGCCGGCGACGCATCGCCGTGCTCGGCGACGGCGCCAAGTTCCAGCCCATCACCATCCCGCCCGAAGAGGCGCAGTTCATCGCCACCCAGAAGTTCAACGTCTCGACCATCTGCCGGTTCTACGGCGTACCACCCGAGATGATGGCCGGCGAGACGGCCGGCCACGAGGCATACACGAGCCCCGAGATGCGCGGGACCGACTTCCTCACCTTCACCTTGCGGCCGTGGCTGCTGCGGGTCGAGCGCGCCGTCTCTGGGCTGCTGCCGCGCACCCAGGCGGCGAGGTTCAACGCGGGCGGGTTCGTCCGCGCGACCCTGGCCGACCGCTACGCCGCCCATGAGAGTGGCATCCGGGCCGGCTGGCTGCTGCGAAGCGAGGTCCGCGAGCTTGAGGACCGCCCGCCCATCCCGGGCATCGACGAGCGCCCGGCGCCCGAGGAAGGTGTCGCATGAGCACAACTGTGCTGACTCGCGCGTTCACCGCCGCCCTGCACGTCCGCAAGGACGGCGACGGCCGCACCCTGGTCGGGCCGCTGCTTCCCTGGGGTACTGAGGCCAGGGTGCTCGACCGCGGCCGGCTGGTGGTCGAGACGTTCGAGCGTGGCGCCCTGGCCGACGTCGATCCGGCCAGGGTGCCGCTCACCGCCCGCCACCCGCGCGACGCGCAAGAGCTACCCATCGGCGTGACGACTGAGCTGGACGAGCGCGCCGACGCCGCCTGGGGCACGTGGCGCGTCAGCAAGACCTCGCTCGGCGACGAGGTGCTCGAACTCGCCCGCGATGGCGTGCCGCTCGGCCTGAGCGTCGGGTTCGTCGAGCTGCCGGGCGGGTCGCGCTGGTCACCCGACCGCCGCCGCGTCACCCGCACCAGGGCCGCGCTCGACCACGTGGCCGTCGTGCGCGTGCCCGCCTATGCGGGCGCTGGCATCGAGAGCGTTCGCAGCGCCGAAGAGCTGCGCGGGCTGCCGTTGCTCACCCGCGTCGCCTTGATGATGCGGCGGTAGCCGATGGCGCTACGCCGCGCGTGCCTGGGCTGCGGGAAGCTGGGCCGCTGGCGCCACCGCTGCCCGCGCTGCGAGGCGCTGCGCGAGCGCGCCAAGGTCGCCGCCCGGCCCGAGCGCAAGACGGCCGCCGAGACCAGGCGCCGCCGCGCCGCCGTGGCCGAGTGGCGGCTACGGTGGGGCGACTGGTGCCCGGGCTACCACGAGCAGCCCGGCCGCCCGGGCCACCCCTCGGCCGACCTGACCGCCGACCACGAGGGCATGGTCGGGCTCGGCCACCCCGAGTCGGGCCTGCTGGTGGTCCGCTGCCGCTCGTGCAACTCGGCGAGGGCCGCCGCCATCATGGCCCGCGAGCTGCGCAGTTCCCCCCTGAGGGCGACCGCTGCGCCCCCGCGCCCGCCGAAGTTTCCGACACACACCGGCGACGACGGCCCGGCGGTCGCATGAAGGCCAGGCTGCTACTCGGGGAGCTGCCGCGAGAAGTCGCGCAGGATGTCTCCAGCCTTCTCCC